GGTATGGCGGCAGCGGAACGACGGCTCTTTCAAGTGGCTGATCTGCGGCTATACCCGGACCCACTATTTTGAGGTGTGGGACGGCGCGGAGATCGTGAAGTGGGAGCCGCACACGCTGCGGGATATCCCGATATTCGAGTACCGGCTGAACATGAACATGCTGGGCAGCTTTGAGCCAGCGATCCCCGTCCTCAATGCCATCAATACGATTCAGAGCAACCGCGTGGACGGCCTGGAGCAGTTCGTGCAGAGCTTTTTGAAGTTCGTGAACTGCGACATCGAAGAGGACACGGTGGAGCAGCTTCGCAAGATGGGCGCGATTGTGCTGAAAAGCGTGAACGGCCTGAACAGCGACGTGGACATCGTGAGCCAGGAACTCAATCAGCAGCAGACGCAGACGTTGGTGGACTACCTGTACGACCAGGTGCTTCAAATCTGTGGGCTGCCGACGACCACTAAGGGCGGGAGCAGCACATCGGATACCGGCCAGGCCGTGCTTCTGCGCGACGGGTGGCAGCAGTGCGAGGCTCGGGCACAGCAGACGGAGAAACTGTACAGAAAGAGCGAGCGGGAGTTCCTGCGACTGGTGCTGCGGATCATGGGCGATACGCGCCCGGACATCGACCTGAAACTGTCCGCCGTGGAGTGCAAGTTTACCAGGCGGCAGCATGACAACCTCCAAAGCAAGTGCCAGGCGTTGAGTTCGCTGCTTCAGGCTGGCATAGCGCCGGAGATCGCCATTGCCACGAGCGGGCTGTTCAATGACCCGATGGATGTGGCGAAGCAGAGCGAAAAGTACCTGAAGAAGTGGGAGCCCGTTGAGATGAGCGCCAACCCGAACGGCGTGGCCGGATTGATGGGCGGAGGCGTACCTGGGCTTGACAGCTACGGCGGGGACGTGACGGTTGACGCGCTTTCTGAGATCAAAGGTGAAGAGACCGATGAGGAAGAAGTGGCGGATGCCGGTGGCGGCAATGGTGAGAGCAGCAAAAATGTCCGCCGGTGCGCACTGTGCGGAAAGCCGATCCCCAAGGGCAGGAAGAAATACTGTTCTGAGGAGCACCTGAACATGGCGCGTTACCTGAACAACAACGGGGCCAGCGCCAAGCAGTTCAAGGCGATTGGGGCACAGGGAAAACCCAACGGCAGGTGATGGAAAGCAGGAGGGACCTGCGCTCGATGTCCCTGGACGGGAAGGCAAAGGGAGTGATGGGACATGAGCATTGACATCTTCCGCCATGCCGACCGGGCACTGATGGTGATGCTGAATGGCATGAACCGGGAGTTTCAAACGCTGGGGACTGAGATCGGCTTTGACGAGCTGAACGTGATGGACACCAGGCGCAGGGTGAACGCCATGTACGCGCGGATGGATGCCCTGATCCGCAGTGAATACCGGAGCGTGGCCCGGAAGGCATATATGGACGCCAGCGCGGAGGCCGGGAAGGATGGAGGCGTGTTTGACGCCGAGGCGTTTGTGGACGGTGCGCTGAAAGCCTATGACCCGGTGAGCGATTTTGTGTACGAGCGCGAATGGACCCGGAAGCGGGACCGGCTGTTTGAAAGCATCATCGCCACAGAGCGCGGCAACCAGGAGATGCGGAAGAACCTGAAGCGCGGACTGGATGTGCTGGCCAACCAGGTGCGGCAGTACGCCGACAACATCACGGCCAAGGCCAGGGTGTACGCCTTCAAGAAGGCTGGGGCGGACGTGCTGGTGTGGATCACCGAAAAGGATGAGAGGGTGTGCAGCGTGTGCGCACCGAGGGATGAACAGTTCTATCCGATAGAATTGCTCCCGGAGTATCCGGCACATTGGAGGTGCCGCTGTACGGTTTCCTTCGTTGATATGGAAGAACGCAGGAAACGCACAACAGAGGCGCAAGGCATGAGATGATGGGACCTCATCCGGCGCTACGCGCCACCTTCCACATAGGGGAATGCTTTTTGAACCGTTGGAATGTATGTCGCGGTGGCGGAATAGACGCGATTGCGCTTTCCCATCGGCGCATGAAGCGGCGCGGTGCTTCCCTTCCGCCGCGCAGTAGACGCACTAATTGGGGCCTGAAGATAATTGCAGGCATGTGGGGTGGAAATCCCCACCCGCGACTTTGAAGGGATCAGCGCCATTAACTCAATCGGCAGAGTAACGGTCTTTTAAACCGTGATATGCGGGTTCGAGGCCCGTGTGGCGCACTGAAAACTGAACAGATCATTGGATTTACGAAATGCGAGTTGGACTTACGGGAATGTAGGTCTGGCTCGCATTTTGTGGTTTTGGGATTTGATTTTAGACGGCGATGGCCGTTTGAGATGGTCTGGAGATAGACCTTAAACGCGCAAGCCGCCAGAGAAGGCGGAGAAAAACAAATTTCGCACGATACGAGGAGGTAACGGAGATGGCTTTTGACTGGACTTCGATTGAGGGATACCGAGAGGACATGAGCGCCGACGAGAAGCTGGAGCTGCTGAACAACTACGACCCGCCTGAGCCCGCACCGGCTGAACCCGCGGCGAATCCTGCGCCGAGTGATCCGAAGCCCGCTGCCGAGCCTGCCCCCGCGCCTGCGGCAAAGAGTGCCGCGAAGACCAACCCGCTGATGGCGGAGGTGGCATGGAAGCGCGAGCGAGACAAGCTGACCAGCGAGAACGGCAACCTGCGCAAGGAACTGCGGAAGTACATGACGGAGCAGCAGGCGAGGGAGGCCGAACGGCAGGCCGAGATGGAGGCCCGCGACGCGGAGCTTGAAGCCCTGCGGCGCGACAAGACGCTTTCCGACCTGACGGCCAACTTCCTGGGACGCAGCTACGACGAGAACATGGCGCGGCAGGCTGCCGAAGCCCTGGCAGACGGTGACACCAACGCCCTGTTCGACATTATGGCCCGACGGGACATGGCCTATGAGAAGGCCCTTCGAGCGAAGATTCTGGCCGAAACGCCGAAGCCTCCGGCCAGCGACCCCAACAGCGAGGAAGCCAAGCGGCAGGACAAGGAAAACCTGCGCAGACTTTTTGGCCTCCCGCCCACCAAATGAGATAAGGAGGAAATGAGATATGGCTTTTGCTAACACCATCGCCCTTGCAGAGCGGTATCTGCCGATTCTGGATGAGGTTTATAAGTACAGTTCCCGCTCTGCCGTGCTGGACAACCCCAACGTCCAGTTTGTCGGCGGCAACGCCGTGAAGGTCTACAAGACCGCCATGGACGGTCTGGCCGACTACAGCCGCAACGGTGGCTATGTGAATGGCGCTGTGAACGGCACCTGGGAGACCATGACCCTGAGCCAGGACCGTGGCCGTTCCTTCCAGATCGACCGCATGGACAATGAGGAGACTCTGGACCTGGCCTTCGGCACCCTGGCGGGCGAGTTCGTGCGCACCAAGGTGGTCCCCGAGATCGACGCCTACACCTTCGCTGCCCTGTCCGGCGCGACCGGCATTCAGAGCGCGAACGCGGACATCACTGTGGGCACCACGGATGTTCCCGGCCTGATCGACGCCGCCACCAAGGCGATGAACGAGGCCGAGGTTCCCGAGGAGGGCCGCATCCTGTTCATCAGCGAGACGGCGTACCAGGGCCTGAAGGAGAAGATCGCCCGCTTCACCGAGAACGGCGAGCGCAACATCTACAACGGTGTGGAAGCCTACAACGGCATGCGCGTGATCCGCGTGCCGCAGACCCGCTTCTATACCGCGATCACCCAGTATGACGGCACGACTGCCGGTCAGACCGCGGGCGGCTACATCGGCACCGCGACCACGGGCTACAACATCAACTTCCTGATGGTGCATCCCAGCGCTGTGCTGAAGGTGATGAAGCATGTGCTGCCGCGCATCTTCACGCCCGACGTGAACCAGCAGGCCGATGCCTGGAAGTTCGACTACCGTGCGTACTGGGATGCGTTCGTGTACGAGAACAAGGCGAAGGGCGTGTACCTGCATCGTGCTGCGACGGCCCTGTCCTGATGAGGTGAGCGCATGGCTATGATGCAGACGCCTCATGGCCGCGTGATTGGGCTGATCCTCCCTGTGGAGGACCAGCCCAAACCCAAGGCGGCTGTTGAGGATAAGCCGGAAGCGGAGGCCAAGCCGGAAGCGAAGACAGCCCCCGCGAAGAAGGCTGGGCGGCCCGCCCGCAAGTAACGAAGGGGGGTGCAGTGCATGGTCGCTGAAGCGAAGCTGGCGATGGTCAAGGCCATATTGAGGATCGACAGCACAGACACTTCGGAGGATGCGCTGATTAAAACCTACCTTGACATGGCAGGCCAGGAAATACTCAGTTGGCGCTATTCCAACGCGAACCCGGACAATGTGCCGGACACGGTGCCCAGCGAGTACGAGATGACGCAGGTGCAGGCCGTGGTGAACGGCTACACGCAGGCGGGCGTCGAGGGCCAGGTGTTGTCCATTGAGAACGGCATACACCGCCACTTCCAGTACAGCGACATGGTGGAGTACGTGAGAAATCACGTGATCCCCATTGCCGGGGTGCTGAGGAGCGGGACCGGATGGACGACGATCCAGAACATGAGCGGCGGTGGTGCCGGATGAGAAGCGCAGCCCGCAATCATCAGACATTCTGGTATGCCATGTATGACCAAACTCAGGA